TAAAACTGTTGAAAACTTTAATATGAACGAATCTAAAATTAGGCATAATAATTTGTTTAAATATAATCCTTCTAATGCTAGAATTATGTATAATAATACTGGTGAATTACCATGGAATAGACATATTATTAATTCAAGTATTCCATATGATATTGATATTAAACCCGAGGCACAAAATGTTTATTATTATGAGTTTGATAACAAAACATATGCAGAAAAATTGAAGAAAGTATTTAAAAATAATTGCGAAGAGATAATAATAGCGGTTGAAGGAAATGAATGGACTAACTGGATTAATCCGAAAACATTAGATGACGAAATTATGAAAAGTAAACTAGTATTCCATTACAATAAAATACTAGAAATTATAACAACTTCATTAAATGAGGATGGTACAATGGATTTGCCCGGATATGATGAAAAAAGAGATATTCAAGTTGTACACGATATTATGTTAAGATATAGAACAAATATCAAAAATAGCAATTATTTAATGTTTGATATTGATATGATATTATATCGTTCAGGAAAGTTTCAAGGGAAACATGTTAAATTAGTAGCAGTATCAAATGGATTTACTGTTAATATAATTATGGTAAAGGTAATTGGTGTTATATCAGAAGATAAAATTGTATTACATCCATATCGTGCATATGATATAATGAATAAAAATAACTTCAACCAATATGTACCTATGAAGTATGGTACGGTTGATAGTGATGTTAAAACAAGCCAAGAAAATACTTTTGAAGTCAATGATGATTATATGAATAGTGAAATAGAAAATTTATTATACAAAAAATTATTAGAAGAGAATATACCAGAAGATATAGATAAAAGTAATAATAATTATATACCACAGCCTGGCGAAATTATTGAGAGAGATAGATGTAATTTTTAGTTATATTATATAAGTAGTCAGGTAAATAATTGCAATTGGCATACACTGGTATATATTGATATGGTAATACAGTATAGTATTTTAAGGGAGTCATATTATTATAGTATATTATTTATTTATATATTAAAAAGTAGAAAATAATGAAAAGTTCTAAGGTATCTCCGAAAAGAGAATCGGGGTCTTTGAATATAGGTAGTGTTCGTTCTTCATCTGGTAAGAACTCAAAAATTAGAATTATACAAGCAAGTATAAAAAGAAAGCTTTTGTTGGATAGAACATCTTTATTAAGAGATAAAGTTTTTTTACCAGAATTATTACTAAATGATGATAAATATTCTAGTATTAGTAAGGTGCAAAAATTTCTAAAAAGCGTTTTTGTTATAAATCGTTTTACATTAGATATGCGAAATTACTATTACAATTATATCCTTAAAAAATTACAAAATATAAAACATAATGAATGTTTGGAAGATAAAATATATGATGGTAATGATGGATTTACAATTAGAAATATTATAAATTTAGAAAAAAAAATAGGCACTAATAGTTTTAATGGAAGTATCTATAAAACGGCAATACGAAATGTTCTTGGAACCTTTCCTATTGCAACAAAATTAATGGAAAATAATGATGAGAATAATACTGAAATTAGATTAATGGAATATATAACAAAAAATTTAATAGTAGCAAGGAAATCAAAGCATTTTTTATTAACATATAAAACATGTACATGTGACATTATTGATTATCCAAAGGAGAGAAAACTTATTTCAATTAACGAGATAGCAAACGGCGATTTAAATAGTTTAATAGATGACCCTAAAAATGCTAGAAATAGAGAATTGTTATTTAATATAATGTTTCAATGTTTTATATCTGTTGGTACATTTCATAATAGTGTAAATAATGTTCATCAAGATATACATGCAGGTAATTTTTTATGGCATATAAATAATGAAAAAGGTTATTATCATTATATTTTTAATGGCATAGATTTTTATCTTAAATCGTGTAAATATAATGTTATGTTATATGATTTTGGTTATGCAAATGTAATTAGATCAAAAAAAAGTATATTAAAAATATTAGCCGATTATACAGAAATAATTACATCCTTTTTAAAAAATGAATTTGAAGACGAAGGCGAAACTATTGCCCCACCAACTGACGAAATCATAGCCGAATTATATGAGTTAATTGACGTATTGATGGTTGAATATAAAATTATTTCTAAAAAATATGCTGCTACTTCATCTTCCCCAGAATCTAAATCCAAATCATATCAACAAATTTATTTTGATTATATTTTAAATAATATTTTGATACCGTATTCTAGTAATAATTTGTTATTAACATATAAACCTAATAAGGTTATAAATAAAATCCCTTATTATATAGATATATAAAAAGGAGTACATAATTTTATTTTTCTATGATTTTTATAAACTTTTTATAATTTACACTTTTTTATTAATTATGTACTCTTTTTTCACATATAAAGATGTATCTTATTTTTATATTATATAATGAAAATCATAGACTGTTTTATATTTTATAACGAATATAATTTATTATTATTGAGATTTACTGAATTGTATGATATAGTAGACCAATTTGTAATTGTAGAAGCTACATCTACGCATTCTGGAAAGAACAAGGAATTGAACTTTAAAAATAATTTACAATTATATGAAAAATTTTTAGATAAAGTAACATATATTATTGTTAATGATATGCCGAATAATAATAATGCATGGGATAACGAGAATTATCAAAGAGCTTGTATAGATAAAGGTATTAAAAAATTAGAATTAGATAATAAAGATATTATTATGATTAACGACTGTGATGAGATACCGAATAAAAAACTGTTAAAAGACATTAAAAATAATAAAATAGTAATAAATGAAGAATATATATATGGATTAGATATGGATTTTTATTATTATAACTTTACATGCAAACAAGATATACAATGGATTAAAGGTAAACTATTAACATTGGCTAAGTATAATACTTCATTGGCGAAGAATGAAAAAAAACTAATTGAGCATATTAGATCTGTTCACGATAAATTGTTACAAAATGGAGGATGGCACCTATCGTTTTTTGGTAATACGGATTTTATAATTAATAAAATCAAAAACTTTGCTCATCAAGAACATAATACAGATGCTTGTATAAATGATATTGAAAATAATGTTAGAAATAATAAATGCATTTTTGATAAAAGAAAACTAAAAAACATTAATATCAAAGATAATAATAATTTACCTGAAAACTATAAAATTATGATTTAAAGCTTTTCTAATTAAAATATATTTATAAGAATGTCAATTGTTAAAAGATATATTAGCTTATGTGATAAAGATGTTAAGTTTACAGCATTGGGATTAATATGTGGTTGTACAGGTTCGTATTTTAGTGTTTATGCTAGTGAACATACTAGTAGACTGATGCAAGGTGATTTTTCAAATGAAAGGCTACTTAAATTATTATACGCAAATATACTTGCCATGATAACAACATCTATACGGGGTACGTGTTTTGCATATTCACAAAAATGCATGAATGTCAGATTAAAGAAAATAATATATAATAAACTTATAAATCAAAGAAGTAAATATTATCAAATAACACCAGTAAGCAGTTTATTAGAATACATTAATAATGATGTACGAACTGTATCAGATCTTATATCTTTAAACATAAATGTAATGTCGCGTTCGTCTATACATGTTATAGCTACAATTTGGTTATTAACTAATATATCATGGAAATTAACTGGAATAGCATGTGTCCTTATACCATTGAATTTATTAATTTCAAATATATACGAAAAATTAGACAAATATTATATGAATGGTATTGACGACTTAAATAAAGAGATTAATGCATATTCACATGAAACATTATCACATGTATCTGTAATAAAGACATATGCGAATGAAGATAATTGCAATACTAATTTTTATAAATTACATGAAAAAGTAAAGAAATATGATAAGAAAAACTCATTATTATATGGAATTAATTTGCTATTTATCAGTAATATACCAACATTTACAACCATAGCGATAATATTGGCAGCGCGCTATTTGGATACAATGAATGGTCTAATAACATTTATATTACATAACCAGAGTTTATATGAGAATGTCAAAGCTATTATTCATTTTAAAAATGAATTTATAAAATGTAGAGAACCATATAAACGCATAATTGATATGTTAGATTCTGATGAATATAAAGGCGGATATTATATACCACCAAAAAATGAAATAGAAGGAACTATTTCATTCAACAATATTAAATTTAAATATGAAAAATCTGAAACATATATTTTAGATAATTTTAATTTTAAGATAAATAGTGGTGATAAAATAGCAATAATTGGAGAATCTGGTTCAGGAAAAAGTACATTAGTTAAAACATTAACAGGTATATTATCGCCCCAATCAGGTACAATTTATGTCGATGATGTTGATATAGAAACATATGACAATAAGTGGATCAAAAGTAAAATAGGTTATGTAGCACAAGATAGTATATTATTTAGTGATACAATTGCCAATAACATAGCATATGGTTACGATAACGCAACATACGAAGAAATAGAATATGCTGCTAAACAAGCGAATGCACATGATTTTATTATGAAATTACCTGAAAAATATGAAACGAAAATAGATGGAACAGAATTAAGCTCGCTATCAGGAGGACAAAAACAAAGAATATCAATAGCACGAGCATTAATACGAAAACCAAAAATAGTAATATTCGACGAGGCTACATCTGCATTAGATCCAAAATGTGAAGAAACAGTTCAAAATACAATAAGAGATTGTTTAAATAATAAGAATATAACAATAATAATAATAGCACATCGTAAATCTGCTCTTGAATTAGCAGATAAAGTATATAAATTTGAAAATTCAGAATTAATACTAACATAAAAGTATAATATCTATCGTTTAAATAGGATGAAAATTAGTTTTATAAACAAATTACCTAAAAAAAATAATATTATACATATATCATCTCGTGAAGAAAAAGGTAATATTAAAATAGAATCATCATTAGATATTATAAAATTGTCGAAAAGCATAAATACCATAATAGATTACAACACAAATATGAATAAAGAAGTAATATTCAATTTAAGAAAATTAAACAAAGATAAAATCGATGCATTTATATATAAAATAGTTCAAGGTTTATATTCTTTTAATAAGTATAAAAATAATAATTTCAAAAGAAATATTAAGTTTCACGCACCACATTATAAAGCGCAACAAAATAAAATAATAAATATTGTTAACTCAGCAAATATTACAAGAGATTTAATAAATGAACCAGCGAATAAGATAACACCTGAAAAGTTTTCAAGATATGTTAAGATGTATTTCAAAAAGAGTAAAAGAGTAAATATTAAAATATTAAACGACAAACATATTAAAAAGTTAGGACTAAATTTAATACATGCGGTTGGTGGATATTCTCATAACAAACCGAGGGTTGTTATATTAGAATATAAACCTCTTAAATATACAAAGACAATATGTTTAGCCGGAAAAGGGGTTACAATAGATACTGGTGGATACTCTGTTAAAAATGTTCAAGGTATGAATAATATGCATATGGATAAAGAAGGAGCGTGTGTTGGTATTGGGCTATTTGATAATTTAGTTAAGCAAAATAGTAAAAAAAGAATAATATGTCTATGTCCTTTGGTAGAAAATATAGTATCAAATGCGTCGACGAAACCGAAAGATGTAGTTACGGCATATAATGGACAAACCGTTGAGATTGTTAATGTTGATGCCGAAGGTAGATTGATATTAGCAGATACTCTTGCATATATATGTAAAAATTATAATCCTGATTACATTTTTGATATAGCAACTTTAACATCAGCAAGTGATGTGTATTGTCATAGTAGTTTTTCTTATTTTACTATAAATGAGAAACTATCTAATATAGCATCTAAACAGTGTTTAGAAATTGGTGAAAAAATAATAAGAATACCTCCATGGCTTGAATATATGGAATATATTAAATCTAATATAGCGGATGTTAAAAATAGTGGATATAAATGTAAAAAAAGTGATGATTTTATGGCAAGTTTATTTCTTATGAATTTTGTAGAAAAAAAATATAGAAAAAATTGGATTCATTTTGATGTTAGAATGATGAGTGATAATAATGAATTAAATATAGCAGAAGGATTTGGGACAATATTAAAGATAATTAATAATATCTAAGCTACTTTTTGCTTTTGCCATTCTTGTGCAATTTTAGAGAATCTTTCCTTTGCGTCTAATTCGGGATTTTCATCTTTAATCTTTTGCTGCATATCTCTAACAAATTGTTGGTATGGATTAAGAGGTTTTTTTGGTAGATCAACATTTCCTTTTTTATTTTTTTTCTTAAAATCATTTAAAATTTCTTTCACAAGATTTTTGGAATAAGTTTCAATATCCTTTTTGGTTTCAATAGTATCAGGCATATCCATGATACGTTGTTTAAAAACCGTAGCGATAGTAATAGGAGTAGTTTTATCAGTCATTTTAATAATAATTTAAAATAAATATTATCAATTTTTATTTATATAAGGTAATCTTATAATAATATATTAAAAATGAAAACGGTGGGAATTAATATACATTCTGGATTGGGTAACCAGATGTTTATGATATTTAATATGTTATCATATTATATTGATTACTGTGATGACTATAATATATATTATGATAAAACAAACTTTAAAACTGAGAGATATTATTGGGATAATATGTTCGATAAAATAAAGGATAAAGTAAGTGATACGTGCGATATAGTTAAGAAATATGAAGAAAAAGAATTTAATTATAATAATATACCTGAATATGACGAAGATGTAGTATTACAAGGGTTTTTTCAAAGCGATAAATATTTCAAACATAATATAAATAAAATTAAAGGAATTTTAGATATTGATAAGAAAATATTAGATATTAAAAATGAATACCCTGAATATTTTAATAGAAAAACCATTGCT